AGCCCTACTAAGTAGGCAAATAACCTAGGTCAGCAAAAAGGTTAGATAGTCTAACCGCATTAAAAGAAAGGTGGTCTACAATGACTACATTAAATAACTACTATAACGAAATCCGTTCCGATATTGCTAAGGACTTTGGTCTAGAGGCAGGTGGCTATGCGCCACAATCTAAGATGATACCTATCCGAATTGCTCAACGCATAAACGATAAGTATCCACCTACCTATGAGGGTAGAAAGATTATCCTTCACCCTATGGCTAAGCGTATTGCTAAGCGCTATATGTCTCTAGTTATGGGGGTTAAATAAGATGGGTAACATTATGGACGAATTAGATTTTATCTACATCTGCGATGAATGCGATACACTCGCTACAGTTATTCACGAGGGTAACACAATAACAATAACACAATGCGAATGCGTATCTAAGGAGAATAACAAATGAAAGTAACATTAACATCTATGCAAGGTAACACTCGCAACATTAACCTTATGACTAAGCAAGAGGTCTATGACTTTATAGAATTGTATAAGTCAACACTATTACCTAACCAACGTGTAAAAATTACGTGTGATCTATTAGGAATTAGCGGATACCTACAAGGTACACGGTAGGGGGGGTACCCCCTCTCCACTAGTGTGCTCACTAATTATTTTGCATTTATTTTTTACAAACGTGTATCATACATCTGACAAAAATATTCAGATTTTAGGAAAATGAAAATTTTTTCAGATTTGCCAGGGTATAAGATATAATAGAAACATGGGAATATTAGAAAACTTTGAAAATGCCTGGGATGTAGAATTCCAGTACGAATCCAAACCTATCATAAATACAAACAATCTAGGTGAGCCAATTGTCCATAAGACAGAAGAATTATCTCTGGACGAAGAGAACCTACCTATTTAAGGTTTTCAAGGTTTGGCAGGGTATAGAAAACCTACCACTTACCTATAGGACACTTAGCCTTCTCAAGGGTAGTCTTTAACTTCATAAAACATCCACACTTCTTGCAGGTTTGGGTATTTTTACGAAACCATTCACAACCTTTACAAATTTCCAAACGGTATGCAGCCAATTCATCTGGCGTTCTAGGTGAAAAAGGATTTAAAAAATCAAGGGGATTAACATCTCTGGTCATCAAACCATTATATCCTATAGTCGCCATATCGTAAAACCTTGATATCGGGGATAACTTGTTATCGGGGATACGGGGATAGCAGAGAATAAACTCCATTCCAGACATATGTGGTTTGTTAAACCATTGTTGTCTGTAGGGAGGTTTGTTATCTCTATTTTCGCCTTTGTTGTTTCCCGCCGAATTTAGTCTCAAATAATGATATAATAAATCTTATGACACCACAAGACTGGGCTGCGTTAATATTATCTATAGCATCTATTTTTGCAATTGTTGCTGGCGGAATCAAATGGCTCGTAAAACATTATTTAAACGAACTTAAGCCGAATTCTGGATCCAGCCTAAAAGACTCCGTTAATCGACTAGAGGTTAGACAAAACGAAGCAGACATATTACGCAAAGACTTAAATCGCAAAATAGATCATATGTACGATATCTTGATTGATTTCATTGCTAGTCAAAATGCTAAAACACCTAAGTCAAAAACTAAAGATTAATTTCTTCTATATATAATATATTCTAAAAACTAAGTTTAAAGATATTCTTTTCTTTATATATTTTAAGTATACACCATCTACACTCTGGGCTATTGAGACTTATAGGTATAAAATGGACATTGTAATTATAACAATTAGATAACAAATTTTATATACCTGGATTTTTAAACGTTTTATGCGTAAAGGTAACAAAAAGTTATAGAATCAATAAAATATAATATTTCAATGATATAATCTAAACAGATTAGTCCCTAGGTTGCTCTCTACCCCACCCCACTGCTCCTAGGGATTAATCCCTTTTTATGGTATAATCAATTATTATGTGCACCTCTTCTATACAAAAATATGGCGCTAACCCGATAAGCGTAAAATGGAATGTTGTCCGTGGGGACACAGCACAACTTTTTGTCGACTTTTTAGAACTAGATGAAACCACAGGATTCGACTGCTCTGATTGGACCTATAAGGCTACAGCATACGATATCAATGGTGATGTCCTGGATGAACTTGTTACAGAGGCTACGGGGCATTCTGTGACCGTTAAGGCACCTTCCTCACTTACTCTTAACTGGGGATCTTCATATAAAACCGTTGTAGCAGAACTACCTTTTGATTTACAGGTTATTATTGAAGCAGGTAGTGGTGCTGGAGAAGATACAGTCTGGACTCCGATTATTGGTACAATTACTGTTATAGGAGATGTTTCTCCAGGAGGTAGTCTATGAGTATTCCAACAGATATAGTTATTGCTATTACATCTAAGACTGATGTTATACCGCCGATTGTGAAAGTCGACAATGTTATTTATAAGGTACAGGAGTTGTAATGGCATTTCCAGGAACATATAATTTTAGTTACTACCGTGGTGATACAAATCAGTTTGTAGTTCGTCCTAAGAATGCTAATGGTTCAGCATTTGATTTAACTGGATACACAGCACAGTTTATTATTGCAAATCGTCGTGGATCTACTGGAACACAGTATGAAGCCCAAGCAGTTGTAGATACGGTAAATGATTTAGTAACTTGTACAATTTTGCCAGGTGTAGGACGAAGCCTATCAGCAGGAACATTTGTATACGATATACAAATTACAACAGGTGCAGCAAATATTTTAACAATCCTAACTGGATCAATCACAATAACAGATGACATTACAGGGGCAGTCTAATGCCTGATGTTCTGTTATCTAATGATGATGTAACAGTTTTAGGTCCCCCGAATACCGTTGAAGTTTTAGTAGACATTGGTCCAACGGGAACTCGTGGAAGTCAAGTGTTTGTTGGCGTTGGAGATCCTAATGTTGTAGAGATTGGTCAAACCCCACTGCTAAATGATTTATATATAAATGTTTCTCCAGGCACAGACTATGGATATATGTATCAGTATGTATCAGAGCCTGGTGGAAATACATGGATTCAAATTCTTGAAATAAATCCAACACTTTATAGCGAACTTCATACAACCACATATGTTGATGGAGTAGCACAAGTAGTGATTCCTATTTCTAACATTGTTACTGTTACTGGCTCACCGCTATCATCAACTAACTTTGTAGTTCAATACAGCATTGCCCATTCAAATCCTACTGCCTCATCTATTACCGTACCCGCTCTAGTTGGAGCAGGGACTAATTTAGTCATAGACTTTACAGCAGTTGAGTACACTGGATCTGCATGGCAAAACCTAGACGAGGAGGTAACCACTCATATATTTATATCTATAATTGTTGACGAAGAGTCATAAGATTATGGTATAATTTTGGAGAGGTGATATATTATGGCAGTTGAATCAATTGGAGCGCTCTACCCAACAAAGATACCAGGGTATGCAGACGCAGCAGACATTCAGGCAGCATTACGTGCCTACCACTACGGGTCATATGCTTATGACACAACAAATACATCTACAGCATCACTTGAAGCCAACTCAATGGCAAAATTTTTATTTGATATTGAAACAGATATTACAGCACTTGAAAATCGTCCATCATCAGGTGGAGAAGTTGACACCACAGCCCCAGCAGCAGTAGATTTTATACCAGCAGAAATTCCAGATGGTTTTATTTGGGTTGATCAAGATGGTTCAATAGGTGGAGCACCCATTGGTGCAACAGCAGTATTTACAAACTCAGCACCAACAACATCACTTACAACTGGAACAGTTTGGGTAGATAAAGATGCAACAGCAGTTCTTTCTAATCCATTTATTCCTCAAGCAATAATTGCAGCAAAAGGTGATTTGCTAGCGGGTACTGCAAATGATACTGTAGCAGTTTTATCAGTAGGTACAAACGGACAAGTTCTTAAGGCTAACTCAGCAACTACATCAGGTCTTGAATGGGGAACAGATAATTCTTATTCTGCACCAACAATTGGTTCAACATCAATTGCATCAGGTGCTACAGTCACAACAATTGCGGGACTAACTTTAACATCTCCAACAATTTCAACAATTACCAATACTGGAACAATTACACTTCCAACATCAACAGATACCTTGGTTGGTCGTGCTACAACAGACACACTTACAAATAAAACTTTAACTTCTCCAGCAATTAATACTGCGACAATATCAACTCCAGTATTCATAGCACCAGAAGAAAGATTTAATATTGTAGCGTCTGCAGCAACTGGAACTATTGCTATAAATGTTTTAACTGCTGGGGTTTGGTATTATACTTCAAATGCTAGCGCAAATCATACCCTTAACTTCCGTGGAGATGGATCAACTACTCTAAACTCTCTTTTAACAACAGGTGATGCCGTTACAGTTTTATGGCTTAATACAAACGGAGCAACCCCATACTACCCTAACGTTTATCAGGTTGATGGAACAACATCTGGTGTAACAGTTAACTGGTCTGGTGGAACTGCACCAAGTGCTGGAAATGCATCAGGAATTGACGCTTACTCATTTACTATTGTAAAAACAGCAAATGCTACATTTAGAATTTTAGCAGCAGGTGCGGTGAAATACGCATGAGTCCTACATTTAGCCCTATATCATTAGGTGGAGTTGGCAAAGCAACTGTTACAGCAACCACAGGTTCACCAAGTGTAGACTCTTCTACTCGTGCTGGTAAGACCATCTACCGATTTACTGGCTCAGGTTCTATTACAGTTGGTACTGCTGGTACTGCAGAAGTCTTAATAGTTGGCGGCGGAGGAGGAAGTGGTTCTTCATATAACGGTGGTGGTGGCGCTGGTGGATATATTTACAAAGCAGACCAATTTTTACCATCTGGAACTTTAACCGTAACCGTTGGTGGAGGTGGTGCAGGTGCAAACTCTACTTATAATGGTCAAAGCGGTCTTAACAGTAGAATAGATAACCTTTCTGCTGCTGGCGGAGGTGGTGGAGCGGGAGACTTCGCCTACCCTCAACCTGGAGGCTCTGGCGGCGGAGGAGGTATTCAAGCAGGTAACGCATCAGGTGCTTCTGGATATGCTGGTCAAGGAACTAGTGGCGGTAGTGGCACTCCTGGAACCAGTGGTGGTTCAGGTGGAGGAAGTGCAGCCGCAAATTCTATTACTGGAACTTCCGTAACATACGCTACTGGCGGTGGCGGTGGCGGTACTGGTGCGGCGGCAAACGGTACAGCAAATACTGGTAACGGAGCAAAAGCAGGAACTAGTGGAAGTGCCTCTGGCGGTTCTGGCGTAGTAATCGTGGTGATTGGATAATCAAATGGCACATTTTGCAAGAGTAGAAGATAATATTGTTAGAGAAGTTATTGTAATAAATAACGAAGTACTAGAAAACAAAGATTTCCCAGAATCAGAACCGATTGGTATTGCATTCTGCAAGTCGCTTTATGGAGCAGACACCAACTGGTTACAAACCAGTTATAACAATAATTTTAGAGGAGCCTACGCAGGCTCTGGAATGATTTATGATTCAGAACTAGATGAATTTAAATATCCGACGGTACAGGAGGAAGTAACAGAGTAACATCTGTTATAATGTAATTATGCCAACTTTCAACACAACAGATCCAAAACCAGGGTATGTATACGATGCAGGTGATGATACATGGTATCCACTAGCAGGTATAGCAACACAGAGTCTTGATGGACTCACGGATGTTGTTATTACTTCCGCTTCAACTAACCAGGTTCTTGCATATAATGGAACTAACTGGGTAAACTCTGCTGAGGCTGGAGACATTGCTTCAGTTACCGCTGGAACAGGGCTTTCAGGCGGGGGATCAACTGGAGCACTAACTTTATCAATTGATACAGGAACAACAGCAGATCTAACTACTGCACAAACCTTAACTAATAAAACTTTAACTGCTCCAAAAATATCTTTGGCATATACCGCCAAAACTGATAATTATACAATTGCAGACGGAGATCAAAACGCCTTATTTACAATGAATGCGGCAACTGCTAAATCATTTTCAATTCCAACTGATGCAACCTTTAACTTTGCAATTGGAACTCAAATTCATTTTGCTTGGATTACTGGTGCAGGTCAGCCTGATATTAAAGCAGTTACATCAGGAACAACAACAGTTCTTTCAACAGGTGCAACATCAACTGCACCAAAGTTAAGAGTTGCAAATTCAGCAGCCACAGCAATTAAACTTGCTGCTAACTCTTGGTTAGTGGTTGGCGATATTGCGTAATGAGTATTCTTGGAATCGTAGCCTCTCAAAATTATCCCCGTACGTTTTTGCTTGAATATTTAGTAATTGCTGGCGGCGGCTCAGGCGGCGAATCGTACGGTGGCGGTGGTGGTGCGGGTGGTTATAGAACGGCTGCAAATTTTGAAGTGAATTCTGGAGTAAATATTTCAGTCACGGTTGGCGGTGGTGGTGCAAAAAGCAACACTAACAATCAAGGCGGAATCAATGGAAGTAATTCAGTTTTTTCCACAATAACTGCAACAGGTGGTGGTTATGGTGGTTTCGGTAACGGACCAGGCGGTGGTTCTGGTGGTTCTGGAGGTGGCGGTCAGAGTGCTGGCGCAGGAAATACACCTTCAACTTCACCATCGCAAGGTAACAATGGTGGTGCTGGTAACAATAGCGCGCCCAATTATGGAATGGGCGGCGGTGGCGGCGCAGGTGCGGCGGCTACGGCAGGAACGGCGTCTGTACCTGGAAATGGCGGCAACGGAAGCGCATCATCGATCACTGGAACTTCTGTAACACGCGGCGGTGGTGGCGGTGGTGGATCGTATACAGGCGGCAATGGTACGTCAGGCACTGGCGGGGGTGGAACTCCAACGGGTGCTGAAAATACAGGCGGCGGTGGACGAGGCGCAACCTTTAATTCATTGAATGCAGGTGCAGGGGGTTCAGGGGTCGTAATTCTTAAATACCCAGATAGCAAAACAATTACAATTGGTGCTGGACTTTCTGGAACAACGGCAGCCCCAGCGGGTGGCTTTATTGTGACAACAATTACTGGCGGCACAGGAAATGTGAGTTTCGGATAATGGCACATTACGCATTCTTAAACGAAAACAATATCGTTACCGAAGTAATCGTCGGAATTGATGAAACAGAACTTATTGAAGGACTAGAACCTGAAGTTTGGTATGGAAATTTCAGAAGTCAGATATGCAAACGTACTAGTTATAACAACAATATACGTGGCACATATGCAGGGATTGGGTTTTCCTACAACGCAGAAGAAGATATTTTTATAACACCACAGCCTTATCCGTCATGGATTCGTAACGGATCCTTTTGGGAAGCACCAATTGATCGTCCAGAAGACGACGGTATTTATACCTGGAACGAATCAGAATTATCCTGGGATTTAGCAGAATAAATCTGCTATAATAAGGTACAGAAGGAGAACTAATGGCAATTACATTCGATAATGACGGCAAACCAGCCTATATGTTTAAGCAGGGGGCTTCATCCTCTGATGGCGTTTGGTATTCAGTAGGTGCAAAGGTTGATACCTCTGCTGCCTATGAGTTTACTGGTGCTAATAGTTTTACAAATACCGTTTTATTTGATGATGCCGTTACTGCAACCAATGGTTGGAATAACTTCTTAAATCCCGCTGCAAGAGACGCAGCATTGGCTACACCAGTGCGAGGAACAATAGTATTTGTTCGTCAAGATTCAGGTGGAGCAGCACTAAACCAAATTCAATTTTATGATGGATCAGCATGGATTCCAAGCGGAGACGTTTTTGGAGTTACAGCAGGCACTGGTATTTCTGGTGGCGGTACATCAGGAACAGTAACAGTATCAATAGATGATGGCTATACTGTTATGCAAATTATGGGGGCTTATTAAAATGAAAACTATCGGAGGTAGTAACTAATGGCTACAATAACTAAGGCACTAGCAAGAACGTCTGCTGCAACAAGCAGCGCAACACTATACACAGTACCTGCTGCTACAACCACAGTAATCACCAACATAGCCGTGGCTAATACCGCTGGCTCTGCTGGTACTTTTACACTACTGCTTGATGATGTTGACCTACATACAACCACAGCAATTGCTGCAAATTCAACTGTCTATATTGACTGCAAGCAAGTATTAGCAACAACAAAGACTATTAAAGGTTTTGCATCTGCAACAACTATTGATTTTCATATTTCAGGAGTGGAAATTTCTTAGTGGGTATTGCAACTATTCCTGCACCCTCTGGGTCAGCAATCAAATCAATTCAGCGTGGGTACGCTGCCTCTGCTGGAACAATTACTATTTCCTCGGTTGACACCAATAAGGCTTTTGTTCGCGGTTTTTCTGATGGGTCTGCTGGTTCTGCTGGTGCAACGGGTACTGAAAGTGGAACTCTAAGTCCAACTGGTGGAGGAATTGCTTATCCATCAACTGGTTTTGTAAGACTCGATCCTTCATCTTTTCCTACTTACAGCGGAACAAGAACATTCAGTGCAGGTGCTACCGACCTTACCTCTTCTGAGTTTAATGTTTATTTTACTAATTCAACAACTATCACCGCTACTGGTGCGTGTTACTGGGAAGTTGTGGAGTATAACTAATGGGTATACAAGTGTTTCCTGCATCTTCTGGTTCAGCAATTAAATCAATCCAACGTGGGTACGCTGCCTCTGCTGGAACAATTACTATTTCTGCTGTTGATACTGGTAAAACTTTTGTAAAATCATTTTCGGCTGGGTCATCTGGTTCTGTTGGTATAACAGGAACATCTTCTGGAACCTTAAACCCTAGTGGTGGCAATACTGGAGTAACATCATCAAACAATTCAATGCAAAATGGTTCTTATCCTAATTATACTGGAACAAGAACATTATCTGCTGGTGCAACCAGTTTAACCACTAAGTTATTTGGAATATCCCTCACAAATTCAACAACTATCACGGCTACAGGAGCGTGTTATTGGGAGGTTGTTGAGTATGCTTAATAAAAATATAAAAAGGAGAAATAATGAGTAATTGGATACAGTTAAAAGATGGTGTAGCATTTGCTAATGTTGAATCCCAGAACCCAGTTGGTAATTCTATTCTAATGGATTCTAGCGTCAACTGGAAAGATGTTATTGGTAAGAAATATCAAGATGGTAATTGGGTAGAAGCACCACTTATTTACTTTGTTGAAGAGTCATTTGAAAATAAAGTAATTCGTGTTAACTCAACAGTTTTCTCATCAGATGTTACTGGACCAATTTGTTCTAGCGAAGTTAATCCATTCTGGATTATTGAAACAGATGGCACTTTTTCTCCACCAGCAACAATAGGTGATGCAACCATTTATGATGAAGGAAGATTTCCTAGAATAGTTGAAGAAGATCAAGAAGTTTTATTGCCAGCAGAAGAAACAACAGAATAAATAATTAAAGGGGATAATGTGGAAATTACATTTACTAATGTAAGTTCTTTTAAGGATATAGAAAAACCACAGCCTGCGGCAACTTCTCCCACTTCTCGCCGCCTTAACCACTAAATATCATAAAAACAAAGAAACCCCCAAGGACAAAATCCAAGGGGGTGTCTTTTTGTTAAATTTTATACTTTACATGGATATTTGTTGTACCACTCGTGATACCGTTTCCCATTTAGGGATGACCATGATGACCAATCTGTTCCGCTCTTTGTCATGTGAAGCGCCACCTGTGCATTAGTAACTGGGTTAAATAACTCAGCGTTTGAACTTAAGTCAAACTTCTCTCTGCGATCTGGACCTAGTTCGCCTATCATGTTTATTTGAAACATGCCATATGAACTATCTCCAGTTTTTAAATTACCATTAAAAGCAAGTGGGCGACCATTGGATTCAGCCTTGGCGATTGCACAAGCAGATCGTAAAGCCTTTCCTTTGAAGCCTACCGTCTTTAATAGTTCAACTAACTGCCCATCACTTAAGTTATGAGCATTTTCGTACTTCTCTAACATTTTCTCCTTAGAAACCAAAAAAGCCCCTTTGAGGGCTGATTCTTTTTCTACTGTAGTTTTTATTAGAGTTTTAGTTTCAAGAGCGTTAGCGGCATTGCTAAAAGGTGCAATTAACCCAACCATCGCTATCAAACCTAACCAAACCCCTGCTTTATTTTCTCTCATTGTATATTACCTCCTAGAGCAAAATAACTACCTTTCGGTAGCATATATTAATTGTAGCACGGATTTGTTCTGAAAAGCAAGTTTTGATGATATTTTATTTAATTTCTTATAATTGCACGCTAGGAAGTGGTATAATAATAATTACTATGGCTACTGGTGCAACTACAACTTATGATTTACCATACCCGCTTTTATCTGATCCCGTAAATGTACACGGAGATATTCAGTCATTAGCAGAACAAATTGAATTAATCCTTCCAAGTTTAGGATTACCTTATGTTACATATGAGGTTAAAAATTCTAGCGGGGCATTAATTACAAAAGGTGATCCAGTATATGCAACAGGATATTCAACTAAGACTACAGTTGCAAAGTCTGTTTCTGGAACGTTAGCAACATTTCCAGTTCTTGGTTTAGCACAAACAAATATTTCAAACGGCAGTGATGGAGTTGTTATTGTTTCTGGTATTTTTGCAGGTACTGCTGACATTCCATTAAACACATCCTCATACACCGCTGGAAATATACTCTATGTAGGAACCTCTGGAGGTCTTACTGCAACACAGCCAGCAGGCGGTTCAGGGGCTGTAGGAGTTGTTTTAAGATCAAATGCATCGCTAGGTGTAATAATTGTTGGACAGCCAAAGGGTAACGGAACCTGGGGATCAATGAAAGCAGGGTTAGCATAATGACATCATATAGAACACAGGGAACAGATTCTTTTTCAATTGGATCAGCCCCACCAACAGTTTTATGGACAATAGTCCGTGGAGATACCTCGGCATTTAGAGTTTATGTTACAGATGAAAATCGTGATCCATTGACAATTTCTGAATGGGATATTTCAATGGATATCGCTAGAAAAACTGTTAATAATAACGTAACAACTTATCCAGTAATTGTTTCACTAACCCCAGAGGCAACAGTAGATGATAATGATGGAGAGTTTACAGTAGCCCTTTCCTCTGGAGAATCAGAAGATCTTGAAACAGGGGATATTTTTGATATTCAACTAGATGATGGAACTAGAACTTGGACGGTATGTAAAGGAACAGTCACAGTAATTGAAGATGTAACTGGTCCACAAGAAAGTTAATCATGCCAGTTAAAAATGTTACGCTAGTAGATAGACTTAATGTATTAGTAACACCAACTAAGCAATCATATGCATCAGTTAAAGGAATCTATCCCTTTAAGGTTAGTTTTAAAACTTTGCCATACTCAGGTCTGTCTAACAACAATGCCCCAGGAATTGGCATAGCAGTCATTGGCAGTACTTTTTATATTTTATGATATAATCACTTATATGGCTATCGTACCAATTACCACGCTAAAGACAAAATTTGAGTCTGGAGATAGACCTACTGGACAAGATTTTGCAGATCTTATTGATACCACTTCATACCGTGCAGAATCGCTGGGTGGAGATGGAAATAACTCAGCAACAATAACAGGTATTGAGACAGCCACGGTATTTGACACAATTGATACAACTGTATGGAGAACAATAAAATATCTTATTCAGGTTTCACACCCATCTACAAGCGTATACAAAAGCACAGAAATAAACATAGTTTTTGATGGAACAAATCAAAATATAACAGAGTTTGGCACGGTATCCAATACAACAAACGCTATTGGAAATATCACTGCTAACTTAAATTCTGGTATAATCAGTATGACGGTAACACCAGCACTATCGCCGATGACCATTCGATATTATCGAACTGGTTTGAAGGCATGACCCAAAGGAGCAATAAATGGCAACAGTAGACAAAGCCTTTAGAATTAAAAATGGCTTAGTGGTTGAGGGTGCTACGGCTACCGTCAATACACATGATGTAATTACAAAAGAAATCTTTGACGCAAAAGGTGACTTGCTAG